TAGTTGGTCCTGTTACTGTGTCTGCCATAATCCCTCCTTAATTAAGATTACTAGATGGGGCCGAAGCCCCATCATAATTTATTTATTACTCAAAAACGTGTCTACTCATTGATTGGTAGTGTACGTTTACTGCTTCAGCTGCTGCTGCACCTGCTTCAATACCAATGTATGGAATTAAATCCACATCATCAGTTAATGCTGCAGTTTTAGTTGCTGCTGTTCCAGGTTGTACTGATGTTACTGCTGTACCACCTGTGCTTCCTGAAGTGCCTGTAACATTGTACTGTATACCATTTACAAAAATAGTTGCTTTTCTAGAGCTGTCTATTTTAATTTTTAAATGATATTGTGTATCTGCTGCAACAGTAATTGGTAATCTACTAATATAGTCAGTACCACCAATGCTGTGAACAAAATGCCACTTAGCAAAATCAGTAAAAGCTTCACTGTTTGTTGCATCTGTTTGATATTTAAAAAATACTTGGTTAGCATCAGTTGCAACTAATTGATCATTAGTTAACTTTAAGCCAGCCCATACTTTTTGGTTATCAAGTGCAGGTAAAGAAATTGAACATTCCCATTCAACCTGATTCTCAGTACCCCATAGAACTTTAGACCAA